GTGGTGCCTGAGATCGACGCCTACCGCTACAGTTCCATCGCGGCGCAGGCCATTAAAGCCAATCAGGCGATTTATGGCTATACCCCGGAGGAAGCCACGATCCTGGCCACGCTGCTGGATGATATTGCCGCCATTCAGGATGTGGTGGGTGATGGCACTCCCTTGATGATCTCCATGGCTGTGAAGGTGGCAGCTATCTTTGACCGCAGCGAAAAGCTCTCCAAGTCTCTCAGCGTGGTCGACTTCAAGCAGGGAGATGTCACCATGAAGGTGAAGTCCATTGATGGCCAGCATCCCATTATTCGTGTCGGCTCCGCCCGCATGAAAACCTCCTATCTCTTCAAGGATGGCAAGACTGTCGACCAGGAAAGCGGAGGCTTTGCACCGGGCGTTGATGCCAAGGACATCAACTGGATCATCTGCCCCCGCACTACCCCCATCGCCGTTTCCCGTACCGATAAGGTGCGGATTTTCGACCCGGAGACCTATCAGAAGGCCAACGCCTGGGCCGTGGATTACCGCAAATACCATGACCTGTGGATTCCCTCCAACAAGCTGAACACCATTAAGGTGAATATTCAGCAGGCCAAAGGATAAGGAGCTAGCATCATGATCGAACTGAAGCGTCTGAATGTGATCCGCCGTGTGGAGAGCGAAGAGAAGGCTACGGCCCTGGAAGCCCAGGGCTTCAAGCGCCTGTCTGCCTCCAAGGGCAAGGAGAAGCCCGGCAAGAAGGGTGACGCTGCCGCCGCCAAGAAGGCTGCCGAAGAGGCTGCCAAGAAGATCGCCGAGGAGAAGGACAAGAAGGGCGAGGGCGAAAATGGCGAGTAACGAGGTAACGCAGGAGCAGTTGTCCAGAATTGCGGAAACAGTGCAGAGTGATCTTCGGCTGGCCGATGACCAGCTGGAGACTATCAACCGCTATGCCAAGCGGGCTGTGAACCGCATTCTGGTGTTCTGTTTCCGGCGAGACCTCCCGGAGCCTCTGGAGGATGTGGCTGCGCAGATTGTGGAGGATATGCTCCGCTGCGACCAGATCGCGCCTACCACTGGAAACGATGTAGCCAGCGTCCAGCGCGGTGACACCACCATCAGCTACCGCGACAAGCGCAGTGCTTATGAGGAAACAGCGGCCTTCGTAAGAGATTATGAAGGCCAGCTGATCCCCTTTAAGCGCATGAAACTGCCGAGGGATGATGCCGATGACAGAAGCTGACATTCTTGCAACCACTTATGATGATACCTGCACCGTTTACAGGCCCTTTAAAAAGGTGCTGGAGAGCGGCGAGACCGCCTTTCAGGACGGGTTGCAGGGGCAGGTGGTCTATAGAGACCTGGCCTGTTCCCTGGCCCGTCCAACGGGCGGCAGCCCTAAGCGGGAGAAGCCGGTCATAAAGGCCGGTGTGGAGTATGTGCTGTTTGTCCGGCCAGAAATCGACATTCAGCAGAGTGATACTATCGTGGTAAACCAGCAGGGCCGGGAAATCATCATCATGGCGGGCCGCCCCGCCTATTATCCATCTCACAACGAAGTGCCTGCGACTTTGACAAAGGAGCGGGCCTGATGGGAGCGACAACAGAATACCGCTTTGACGGTTTAGACCGGTCGGAGAAACGCCTGTCGCAGATGATCGAGCAAGAGTATCCCTCTGAGTTTCGCCAGCTGGTCATCCAGATTGCCTATGAACTGCAGGGCCGGGTAAAGGAGAAAACGCCCCGGCAGACTGGCCGCCTGCAGGACAGCTGGACGGTGGGTAAAATTCAGAAGCGCGGTGATGAGTATTACATTGAGGTCTATACCGATGTGGACTACGCCGAGCCGGTGGAGTATGGACACCGAAAGAGAGGCGGCAAGGGATTTGTCCAGGGCCATCATATGATGGAACTGTCCCTGGAGGAGCTGAGTGATCGGCTCCCTGCCTTCCTGCAGCAATGGCTGAATGATTTTATAAGCACCCATGACCTATAGAGGAGGGATTGCATGGCTGATACATTCCAAGAGATCAAGGCGGCGCTGATTAAAGCGTTTAAGGGGAAATTCCCCGCCTACGCTGTTTCCTGCGAAGATCTCACCAAGACGGACGAGCCGGGCCGGGGAAATGATCTGGAGGATTGGATTTTCCTTGACCTGACGCCAGCAGGCAACAGCACCGCCTCCCCCTTTCATACGGATCGGCGGGTGCTGGTCGACGCAGCCATCCACACCGCCTCCGAGAAAAACGCCGACTATCTGGCCATGATGCCGGTAGTCGACGCGCTGATCCGGCCCGTGTTCCATTTCGGAGACCGGGCCATTACTGTCCACGAACTGGAAATGAAAGTGGTGGACAAGGTGCTGCATAGCATCTTCGCACTGGAATTCCGGGATAGCTGGGAGGAGCCGGAGACCCCGCCCTTTATGGAAACCCTGGAACTCAGCACCAAACCAAACTAACAGAAAGGTAGTGATAATATGGGCCTTCCCGAAATCCTGATTGTGTTCAAGACCAAGGGCCTGACCGCGATCCAGCGAAGTGAGCGCGGCATCGTGGCGGTCATCCTTCACGATGACACCGAGGGCGGCGAACTGCTCACCGTCTACAATTCCATCACGGATGTGGACTTCACCAAGTGGAACGAGCGCAACTATGAGTACCTGAAGCTGATCTATGAGGGCGTCCCCTATCGTGTGATCGTGTACCGCATGGGTACCGGCGAGACGGACTACACGGCGGCGCTGAAGGTACTTAAGAACATGAAGTGGAACTATCTCACCATCCCCGGCATCACTGCGGAGGGCGTTCCCAACATCGCCTCTTTCATCAAAGAGGCCCGCGACCAGGATCATAAGACCTTCAAGGCCGTGCTGCCCACCAACGCCGCCGACCATGAGGGCATCATCAACTTTACCACAGACAACATCACCAGCACCCTCTCCAAAACGAAGTTCACGAATGCGGAGTACTGCGCCCGGATCACCGGCGTCTTGGCTGGCCTGTCCCTGACCCGCAGTTCCACCTACTATGTGCTGAACGACATCTCATCCGCCGATGTGCCGGATGATCCCAACGAGCGCATCGATGCCGGAGAGTTGATCCTGGTGTTCGATGGCGAGAAGTACAAGATCGGGCGTGGCGTCAACAGCCTGGTCACCTTCACCACCGACAAGGGAGAGGATTTCTCTAAGATCAAGATCATGGAGGGCGTCGATCTGTACCAGGACGATATTCGGGACACATTTGAGGAGTCCTATGTCGGCAAGGTGCGGAACGACTATGACGCCAAGCAGATGTTCGTGGCCGCCATTCGGGCCTATCAGAAGTCCCTGCAGCCCGATGTGCTGGATCAGAGCAATGACAACACCGCCGCCATTGATGTCGAGGAGCAGCGCCTCTATATCGAGAGCAAGGGTATCGACACCAGTGCCATGGACGATACGGCGGTGGCCAAGTACAACACCGGCAGTAAGGTTTTCATCACTTCCAGCGTCAAGTTTGTGGACGCGATGGAAGATCTGAAGCTGGTGTGCAATATGTGAGGAGGTGTGATCCATGGCGAAAATCAAGGGCAATAAGACTCTGACCGGCTCCTGGGGCGAGGTTTGGGTGAATGGCGAGAAGATTTGGGAACTCTCCAAAATCGAGCAGAAGATCACCGCCAACCGTGAGGATGTCCAGATGGGCCTGGATGTTGACAGTAAGATGACCGGCTTGAAGGGGGAATTCACCCTGACCGTCAAGAAGGTCTACACCCGCTTCTGGGACATCGTGGAGGACATGAAGAATGGCCTTGATACCAGAGTGCAGATCATTTCCAAGCTGGCAGACCCGGATGCGGTGAATGGCCAGCAGGAGCGGTACAGTACCGATAACTGCTGGTTCAATGATCTGCCCATTGTCGGTTATGAGATGGGCAAAATCATCGAGCAGGAATTCACCGGGGGCTTTACCCCCAGCGATATGGTCAACCTGGATCGTATCGCATCGTAAGGAGGAGCAGCTATGAAACAGGATACCAAGAGAACCCTGGCCGACTTTACCAACCGTGCCATGCAGCGCCTGCAGGATAAGCAGGTGCCGAAGAAGCAGCAGCTGCATATTCCCAGCCTGGATGAGAACATCACAATCCGAAGCCTGACCCGCGATGAGATCGTCGAGTGTCAGACCATGGAAGAGGAACCTGGCTCCAACCGTGCGGATAAGTACTGCATCTACCTGGCCGTGGTTGACCCCGATCTTCATGCGGTAGCAAAGGAGATCATGGCCAAGGAGGCTGACCTCCCCGCCGATCAGCGACAGCTGAAGGAAGCCTTGGATGTCGTGGACATCCTGGAGCCTTATGAGATCACCGAGGTGGCCATGGCCATCATGCGCCTGTCTGGCGTCATCGGTGATAAGAAGGTCACGGTGGTTGACGCCTTAAAAAACTAATTTCCCAGGATGGTGAGGCATACCTGCTCCATTACTACATCCAGAAGGGCTGGAAGATCGAGGAGTTCCTTGGCCTTGACCAGCTGCAGAGGCTTTGGTATCACGCTTCGATGGTAGTGGCAATGGAGGAACGCGCCAAGATGTTTGACTTTGGAGGTGGATAGCCATGGGCGTTGTAAAAGGCACCATTGCCCTGAAGGACAATGCGACTGCTGTTCTCCAGGGCATCCGAAAAGAGCAGTCAGCATTCCGGCGTGATGTCGAAAAGACCAAGAGTGTGCTGAAAGCCACCTGGGATAAGAAGTATCAGGTCCGGATCGAGGCCACCGCCGCGCATAAGACACTGCAGAAGCTGAAGAAAAACCTGACGCCGCTGCAGAAGAAAATCGCCACGGTGGTGGCCGTCAAGGATTTGGCATCGTCAAAGATCAAATCCGTGGCCACAAAGGTCAAGAATGTGGGCAAGGCGGTGGCCACGCCACTGATCAAGATTAAAGACGCCACAGCGGCGGGTATATCGAAGATCCACAGCAAGCTAAAAAGTCTGGCCAAGAAAACGGTAATCCCGATAACGGTGGCTGCCACCGTTGCCACGGCAGCCCTGGGCGCATCTGTGGCGAGCGGTATGCAGCTGGAGCAGCAGCAAACCGCCATGTCCCACTTTATTCAGGCCACTAACAAGGATTGGAGCCAGGAGAAAGTACAGGCAACCACAGAAAGCTATATCAAACAGCTACGTGAAAATGCCAATGCGACCCCGTTTGAAACGGGAGAGGTCATTCAGGCAGGCTCCAGAGCAGTAGCCATATCAGGCGGTAATACCCAGTCCGCTATGGATATGGTTAAGCTGGCGGAAGATATGGCCGCTGCCAGCGGCGGTACCGCAACCGTGGCAGATGCTATTGAGGCGCTGGCCGATGCCAAGATGGGCGAGATGGAGCGCCTAAAATCCTTCGGCTTTAAGGTCAGCGCAGAGGAGTTTGAGGCCAAGGGCTTTGAAGGTGTCCAGGCCGATCTGCAAGACTTCTTCGGCGGG